TACTCCATTTTAAATCTTCAGTCATATTTAATTATAACACCCTTTGTTAATAATGTCAAGACTTCCATTCTATCATATCTTTAACTAAATGATAGTGGTCCCAATTTTTTATTTTAGGAACTTTCAAATCAGTGTTATCAGTACAACGCCATTTGCTACAACGGATTGGTTCTGTAGGTAAATCAATACTATCTTTTTCGTATATGTTTCCACGTTTGCCACCAACATGACAACTACCAATGTATATGTCTCCAGGTGGTGTTACTTTAAGATGTTTAAGTCCTGCCCAACATAGCCAGCCTTCGTAGTTATTTTTCTTATCATAATTTAGTTCGTTGTAATGATAATCCTCTTCGTGGTAATCTCCATTATCATCTTGAAACCAAAACTTTAATTTACGCTTATCTGGATCAGCTGTACTTTTATAAATTTGTTTGATTGCACCTTGTTCGTTATGCCCATAGTAACTTGCTTCTTTAGATTCTATTTTTTCTACTTTTGCTTTGTCAGTAATTTGATTAGGGTCTTTTTTATCTTTAAAGTTATATTTTTCCTCAGGCTGCATACCTTTGCCCTTGTCTTTGCCTGGAGGTCTAATATATCTATGTTCTATATTTGTTATGCCTGCTTCTCTGTATGCTTTATCCATACGTTCTACATTTTCTAATTGCCCTGTTTCAACCATAAATCTAAGAATTAAAGTTTTTTTAGGCTCGCCTTTTTTAAGATTTGCATTAAGTTCTAATCTATACTTTTCTAATTCTATAAACTTTTCTATGTATTCTTCAATACGATGTTCCATAAATTCAAAATGGAAACTTTGTGTAATGCCGTCAACTAGATCAAACAAGTCTTTGTGATACTTTAATGTACGTGATCCGTTAGTTGTTACACTAATATACTTACGACCTTTTTCACGTATATAAGAACACAGATCTAAAAACTTAGGATTTAATGTTGGTTCGCCCCCTGTTAAACTCCATAAGACATTTGATCCTTCTTTTTCGTAAATAAGATCAACTAATTTTTTCATGTTGTCTAGAGGAACGTGTGGGCTAGTATAGTCATGTAAATAATCAACACAATAACTACAAGCAAAGTTACAACGTTTTCCTATATACCAATCTACACTAAATGCCCCTGTAGGGTTCCATTTGAAATAACTTGCTACTGGTTCCACATCTTATCCTTTAATAATACACGCATATAAATATATTTATGAGAAGCGAAACATTTTGTTCAGTATTATGGAATCACCAGATGGTAGACGGTACTGGTAGAGTAAAACCCTGTTGTAGATTCTTAGAAGACTATCGTCCTAAAAATCATACACTAGATAACCATAGTATTCAAGATATATTTGACAGTGACTTTCAAAATGATTTGCGTAAGCGTGTACTTCGCGGTGAACGTTTAGAAGGTTGTAAAAGATGTTATGAAGAAGAAGATAACAATAAGAAAAGTCTACGTATGCGTCTTAATGAACACACTAAAGTAGGCGAGAAACATGTTGACACAAACGATAATAAACTAGAGTACTTAGAACTTAGCCTAAGTAACGACTGTAATCTTATGTGTAGAATGTGCGACAGTCGATATAGCCACAAACTGTTTGACGAAGAGCAGGAATATCACGGTAAGACATTTAGTAAAACAAAACGCACTAAAGCAAATCTAGACAGTATATACCCCCATCTCAAAGACATGAAATATATAAAATTTACAGGTGGTGAACCTTTAATTATTCCCGACCATTGGACACTCTTAGAATATGCTGTTGAAAAAGGTTATGCAAAAAATATACGACTAAATTATAGTACCAACTGTACTGTGTTTCCAAAACAAAAAATAGTTGATATTTGGAAAGAGTTTGATCACATAGAGCTTGCTGTAAGTTTAGACAGCATTGTAAAAGAAGAAAATGAATACCAGAGACACTTAACTAACCACAGCCAGGCACTTGCTAATATAGAAAAGTATGTAGAGGTAGCCAATGAAGTAGGTATGACAGTATTAGCAAGACCAACTATAACAATATATAATGCTTATCACTTGCCAGAAACACTTGAATGGTTAGATGATAGAAAAGTAAGACTAAATCCTACCCATCTAACATATCCGCTATATTTAAGTGTTACTGTGCTACCAGAAAATCAAAAAGACATCATCCGTAACAAGTATGCACAATATTCATACAAGAATGACGAAATCAAAAAGTTTTGTGATTATATTGTTACTTACATGGATAGCGAAGATAAAACAGATTTACTACCTAAATTTAAATCGCATACACAGTTTTGGGATAAGTCTAGATCACAAGACTTTGCTACAGCCTGTCCCTACTATAATTTTTGAATACGATCTAAACAAAGTTCACTTATGTTTATATCATGCGGCTGTTCTATTAGCCATTTTAATAATCCGGCTACGTAATCTGTTTTAAGTTTGAGTGTATCAGGCATCTTTTCATCTTGTCTAGGAGTATGTAAATTACCAGGAGATAAGTAGGTTGTTTTAAATGCAGGAGGATTATCACTGCTCACACCTTGGCTAAGTTGATGCATATAATTGCGTAATGCTTTTTTCTCAACAGGGTAAATCCATTTTGAACCTTTTACTCCGGTGTCGGCACTAGATCCTATTGCTAACAAATATCCGTTATGATTATTTTTAACCCATTCTTTTGCTATAGCTTCAGCAAGTAAAACTTGACTAAAATCACCTAGCGCACTAATTAACATTACAACATTATGATCAAGACTTTCTTTTGCTACTAGTTCTCTAACATCTCTTTTTCCTAAGTTATAACCAGATGTTCTTGATAGAAAATTTGCATCTGGATAAATGCATGCGATACTTTTTGCTAAGCCGTATTCCTTGTTTCCTATTATAAGCATTCGTCAAATATCTCCTTTAATATTGGTAGACTTTTAGTATAACTATTTCCTCTAACTTTGTCTAGTCTTTCTAAATTTAATTTACATGCTTTTAATCTTTCTAGATCAGTATCAGCACTATAAAGATAATTTCTAAGGTTATCTAATCCTCTAATATTACCTTCGGGATCAGTAGCCCCTCTTTTTTGAATTGCTAATTGCTTATACTTGTCTTGAGCATGTTCAAGTTTTTGCATTGCTAATTGCTTATACTTGTCAGGTAAAATAGCTATATTTAAATAGTCAGGGCCAAAAAGCATATTAGTAAAGTTAATAAAATAATTGTTATGATAACAGAAATCTAACAGTTCATCCAAGTAAAATATACTTAACACACTAATTGTTGGTGCAATATCAAAACGCCAAGTTGGACATTTTTCATTAAAGTATTTCATATTATCACTGATCCTTTTCCAGTCACTGGGAAAACGTATATACTCGGCTCTTGTGCCTATACCGTCTAAACTTGGCATCATAAGACCACGGGGAAAATGACTGAGCAAATCAATAAATTTTGGATTGGTTGTTTGAAAATTACTGTTGAATTCTATGTCAACATCTTTATTTAGACCTTCATCAATTAAACGCTGTAATATTTTGAGAACACCTTTGACAACACTAGGTTCACCGCCTGTAAAATACAATCTACTATCCTTGCTTATACAATTCATTAAATCTTCAATATTCTCATCATTGTAAGGATTTGTTAAGTCTCTGTTTTTAGCAATGTTATATATATCTTTATAATGATTTGCTGTGTTTTCATAGTTGTTTTTTGTTTCATCAAATATTAAACTACTACTTTTTGGATTACAACTCACACACTTAAGGTTACACTTATTACTAAGTCTTAGATCAATCAAATCATATCCTATACTTTTCATATGTTCTACATCTAATGTATCTCGCTTGTATTTTGCTTTGTAGTTTTGAATTTCTCTCGTGCGTTTACTGCTACTGTTTACACCGTCTTGACGTTCACAGTGATGACACCCTGGGTGATATTTTCCATCTAAGAAATCTTTTTCTACTTCTTTCCATATTTTACTGTCTTTATAGGTTGCTATTTTGCCTCTGTAATTATATCTCTGATCAAATACACAACAAGGTCTTACACCGCCACTTGGATCTGTAGCAATGCCAGTATATACCAATGGGCATATCTTATCACTCATATCTGTTAAACCCCCAATATCTTTCTTTACAAAACCAACATACATCTTTTTCATCTTTGTACTCGCCGCAATGTTTACTAAAGTCATCAGTAAATGTTTCACAACTCCTAGTTAGCGGAAAAAGTGTGTCCATTAGGTTGTATTTTTCGTATAACTCCCTTACACCTTGCTTATCTATGTTAATAAGAGGAATGTAAACTTTGCCTCGTTGCGTAGGGCGTCTATCTGTTAATCTGTTTCTGTCATCAGCAGGTCCAGCAGTATTAAAACTGTCCATTACTTCTTTTGAAGGATTAGCTGTTATACCACTAAAATGACAATCTATAAAATTATTCTTATAACAATTTTGGACAACCGCATCTTGAACTGTTGTATATGATTCACTATGATAATTTACTCCAGTATAATGTTTGCCAAACTTAGTTCCAAATGTATCTTGCATAAAAAATATAACTTTTGCAGCAAACTGTAGTTGGAATGCTTTCCCAGCATGACAAACTGTCATTGGAATAATTTTACAACTTCTATTTGTTTCTTTAAGATATTTGCATAGCATGTATAACACTATTGCACTATCGGCTCCGCCGGACAATTTGATACCAATATTTGTATATTCTTTGGGTAACTTAAAAGTAATTATATCTTGGCTGTTTTCAAATATCATAAATTTTCTCTCTTTGTGTTTTTACCATAGCCGCTACTAAACTCAAATTTATCTCCGCAAGTCCTTCCACAAGTATATATTCGTTTGAACTTGTCGTCTTGGTCGTTCCAGGATCTATCTAAATATTTTGCAAAGAACTCATGTTGTAATACGTCCCATCCATACTTACGCATGTCGTTAAAATCTTCGCCATATAAGTTATATATTGCATCAAAGCTCTTACGCTGTGGATTATTAGGACCAAAGTATGCAGGTGCTCCCATCCAAGTACAAGGCCACAACTTCATTTGCATATCGATAAACATACTTTTCTCTTGTTTATATTTGCACACAATAGGAGTTTGTTCAATGTAATCTTCAAAGCTATCATAAGTTTGCTTTATTTCCTGCATGTCTTTTTGGTTGTGGTTGTCTTTTTTATCTTCTACTAAAGTGCCTTTTTTAGTTTCTATTTGAGCTTGCTGTTGTTCTGCAAAGCGTCCTGTGTATTTTGCATTAAATTGCTTGAAGCCCATGTCAGTTGCTATCTGCTTTGCTTCGTCTATTTGATGATAATTGTGTTCAAACTCAATAAAGTACCAACGAGCATTGCCTCCGGCGTCAATAAATGCTTTGGCGTTTTCCATTATCTTAGTAAAGTTGCTATTTACTCGATACAAATGGTTTGTATCTTGTAATCCGTCTATACTAAAGTTTACAACTATGCGGTTACTTTTTTGTGCAAGATCACGCCACCAATCTTTGCTCCTAGCACTACCGTTAACTGCCATCTTAAATTCTTTTACACCTTGCTCTATACTATAATCAATGCACTTGTCAAGTGTAGGACTTGCAAGACTATCGCCAAAGTTACCACAATGGAATAGTTTTATACTATCTCGCTCAAACGGTTCGAGTATAATTTTATAGTCGTCTACGGTTGTATCGTCTATAGGCATATATGGATTTAGCTCAGTTTGACTACCGTGAAATCTAGCACACTGAGGACAAGCAAGTTGACACCTACTAGTGTGATCCATTTGTATTGTTTTTATATCATTAATATTTAGAAACATCTATATTGTCCCAATCCATTCCACGATGTTTATTCCAAAACTGTTTATAATTTTCATGTAGCTTATAATGTTGTTTTGATGGCTTCTTGTATTTCCAACCTTTTGTGTAAGGGTTACTTTGTGCAATTTTTATATAATTTTTCTTTCCTAACAAAAAAGGTGATAAGTAATTTTCAAAAGCATAATCAACTTGGAAATTTTCTATTCCTATATTTTTCCAATAATTAATTGATTGGGGTAGTATAAGAAAATTAAATACAGATGCTGTAAACGCTATCTGAACATTGACATTATCCATTTGTGATAATTTTTGTATATTAGATGTAACAGTAGAAAAGTTAGTACCTCTAATATATTCATATATTTCAAATATACCATCAACACTTGCTGTAATATATAAACGTTTAAATTTAGACAAAAATTCTTGATTTATAATAGTACAATTACTTGTAATACTTAAATCAACATTAGGATTTATGTCAGATAATTTATTTAAAAAATACTGTGCTTTTTTATCGTACAAAGGTTCACCTCCTTTAATTACGATACTTTCTAATTTTTTTCCAACTTTGTCTAATATCGTATCAATTTGGTCATATGTCATTGTAGTGTTTTTTACTAATTTTTTTTCTGTACCTCTTTTTATATCGTCAGGCATTGTTTCAACAACTTTATTCCATTTACTACTAAAGTCTGGTCTACACATTACACAATCTAAGTTACATGTGTTACCAAAGGAAATATCTAATCTTTTTATATGAAAAGGATAATTAGAACTACTCGGCGATATTAATATATCACCTTTTTTTCTCATGCTAGTAAGTCCCATAGGTTTTTCTTTTTTTTGACACACAACACAAGCAGGATGATCTAATATCCTGTTTTCAATGCTTGCTTTTCTAATATCTAATATTTTTGGACTTGTAAAAAACTGATCAACTGATTCAAAAGGCGAAGTCCAATTATCATCAGACCATATAGAACAACAAGGCGATACAATCTGTTGGGGAGATATGTAAAATCCATTTTTAGCAAATCTACATGTAGACATTATAAGTCTTCCTGTGGTTCTGTTGTTCTTTCAAATCTTAAATTCCTATAAATCTGTTTTACATCACATACAGCATTCCACCTATATGCTCCAAACTTAACAAAACATTCTCCTATTAATTTAGATTTAAGTTTTTTTACATTTATGCCGTTGAGAATATAATCAACTGTTACAAAGTTTTTTTCAACATGTATTTTTGTAGAAATACTTAACTTGCCGTTGTACCTTTCTACATAATAATCTACATTTTCTGGACAAATTAAAATAATATTTCCGTTTCTTACTTGTATACCATGAGGAGCTCTACCGTTTGGACGTTTGTCGTGTATTTGAAACAAACTAAAATATTCGGCATGTACTAATTTGTCACTTATAGTTTCAACATCTGCAGACCAAACATATGTGCCAGGGTCTAACATATCACCCATTACTTCTTGTCTTTCTTTGAACTCGAATATTCCTTCTATGGGTGTGTTGTCACTATGACAGTTTCCTGGAATTCCTTTTGTTAAATAAAATTCAAAAGTATTATCTTGCTGTTTCCATCCTGGCGAACAACTTTCATGCCACCTATAGCTCATTAACTTCAGTATCCTTTAGAAGTTCGTATAACTCTGGAATAGACTTTTCAATACTATGTCCACGAATTTTATCTAATTTTCTAGTAGCTTTCCAAAACATAGGCAATGCTTCACTAAAATCTTTAGCATACATATAGTCTACATATTGATCTAGTAAACCTACTGCATCTCTTCTACTAGCTTTTTTGCGTTCTTCTGTAAAATCACTTTCGTCAATTATTTTTAACAGTCTTGGTTTATAGTCTTCATACTTTTGTTTGATATGATCTTTTGCCCAACCTGGTAACATTCTAATATTATAAAACTTAGGACCATGTAACGGATGTGGAGTAATTATAGGACGCCATTCATCATCATTTACACGAGGTATTTTATTAAGTAATATCCATTCCATAAACTCTGGAAAGTGCAATACATTGAATACGTTAATAGTTGCTGCAATCCATACTTTAAAATTACCTTCGGCTTTGCTTACTTTTAACAAGTTTTCGTGTATTTTATTGAATCTACTTGGCGGACGCATATAGTATTGCAAATCTCCTACTCCGTCAATACTTGCACCTAAATTTACTTGTTTAAAATGCTTCCAAATATCCCAAGCACGTTGTGGTATATTTGTCATGTTAGTATTATATTCTACAATAATATTTTTTGCACAACCTTGATCAACACATTTTTTTAAGAATTCATAATGCCTGTCAATCATTAACGGCTCGCCACCTACAATATACAGTTTACGTATCTGATCAATATTATTATCCATTTGTACCCAATAGTGATCGCTTTCGTGCCAATCGTATAAATTTGTTTCAGGCTCGTATTTTCCTTTTGTATTTTTTATAAGTTTAACTTTACCATGACTATCTTTATAACTATCGCCCCATAGTTTAACTTGATCTTCGTACCACATGCTACTATCAGTAGGACCACACATACGACATTTTAAATTACACAAGTTACCAAATCGTACATCATAAAAACTACAATTTATTTCATCTTCCTGTATTGTACCGTCGGCCGCTGTTTTAGATAATAAATCTTCCCAATTAAATTCGCCACGCTCAATCCAAATTTTATTTTCATAATCAATACGAGCATTCATGCCTGATTCCATTTCTGTTTGGCAACGAACACACTCAGGATGCCATTTGCCTTCCATCATATACTTACGTATTTCTTTTGACAATTCGCTATTGCGTACTTTTTTAAGATCAGCTGTACGAGCATTGTACTCTTTTCCGTCCTCGTCTCTCAGTATCCCTCCTGTTGGACCATGCTGTGCTTGACAACATACACGGATGTCGCCGTTTGCTCTAAGACTTTGGCTCATCCATGGCACAGGGCATAATGTTTCTAATTTACTCATTTAAGTACTCCAAGTGTGGGAATGTTTTCCAATAATCTACATTCCGTAGTTCGTTTAATTTTAAATAATACTCTTTGGCTTTCTTATTTAAGTCATCATTAATACGTGTTTCTGCAGAAAGTGCTTTCATTAACCCTTGTATTGTTTTAGTTTCTCTTTTTTTGTGTTTACTAGTATTACATAACCAACTATTTTTGATAAACTTTTCAAGATCAGCAATTTCTTTTTGCCTATATTCTATAGGTACAAGTTCATGACGCATCCATTCTTTACCACGTACACTTGTAAATCCTAAATGAAAGCGTTCATTATTAGTACGATTACACATATCATCAAAATATTCTAGCATAGGTACTAGTCCTATACAATTAAGAGCTTGTAAACAAGTTTGTGTTACCATTTCCCATTCGCTATGTAAGTTGTTTGAATTTTCAATACTAGTTATGACACTATCCCAATTGGTGTGATAACGTATTAGTTCATCTTTTTCTTGTCCAGCATCAATACTAAAACGCAACAATCCGCCTTTGAAATGATTTAATAAATCTACTATTTCATCTGTTATTAATGTTGCATTAGTGCTTATATCTAAACTAATATTTTTTGCATAGTCTGTTTTAGCTATACTCCAAATAAAGTCAATGCTGTGTCGATCTGCAAATACTTCTCCACCTCTAAATTCCATGTATAGTACATGTTCAAGATTTGTCATTATTTGTTCTTTAAAAAATTTACTTTGACTTAGATATTCTTCACCTGAACGTTTTGCAATGTCTAAACTACCTTGCATTTGTCCAGTCATTTTATTGCCCCATTTGTTGTATTCTTTGTACATCATACTACTAAGGTTAGGAGAACACATAACACAACTTAGGTTACATTTAGTGCTAAGTCTTACTTCCCACCATTGTGGCATAACATCAACATAACCATTTGCATCATAGTACTTTTGTAAATGCGGTTTTACACGTTCTAAAAACCTTTTATTCTTGCCAGTACGCTTACTTCCAAATCCACTGTTTTCCATTCTGTAACAGAATTCACAGTTACTAAGTTTTTCGCCGTTAAGCATTTTCATACGGAAGTCTTTCATAAAAGGACCATTCCATAAGTCTTCTATTTTATCTTTACTTAAATTATATACATCAGTGTCACTAGAATAATTATCAGAAGTTATTTCGTCAAGAGTCATTTCTTTCGGGATGCCAAAGTCAATACCTTCAATACTACAACATACTCTAGCATCTCCTTTGCCTCTAGTGTTTAACTGTACAAAAGGAACAATGCAAAAATTTTCATCTTTTACATTCATACTATATCCTTTAGTATAGGAAATACTTCTGGAAACCTTTCTGTCCAGCCTCTACGTTCGTTTACTAAATTTAAGTATTCTTTTGTTTCCGGAAGCCTAGCACTCCAGTCTTCACTATTCATAAACTTAATAATACCTTTAAAGCGTTTCATTCCATATGGCGCATTTAACCACTGCTCTTTAGTAATACCAGCTTCTTCTACACCTGTAAATAGTTGCCAATTTTCTTCCATCCAAGGAAAAAATTCATTTTCGTACTTGTCTGTAATTTCTTTTTTGATATGTTCAGGTAGCACTTTTACATTTAACTGTGGTGGCCAATATGCAAAATGCATGTTTATGCCTCCAGCTCCTAATGGCCATTTGTTTAATTTTTTAAAGCCCTGTTGTACTTTCCATTTTACAAACTCAGGTAAGTATGCAACATTAAGTGCCATAATAGTAGTTGCTGTAGTAACTTCTACTTGTGGTGCTGTATTATCTAGCATATGGAACACACGTTCTTGATGTTCCCAAGTACTAGGATAACGTATATAATCGTTTTGTTCGCCGTAAGCGTCAATGCTGTAATGAAATCTTACTCGTTTAAAGTGACTCCATAATTCTGGCAAATCTTCGCGCCATTCTACAGCATTTGAATTGTAACGTAGTTCCATATTTTTAGCATGACCACGTTTAATACATTCTTCAAGCAATTCATAATGTTCCTCAATAATTAAACTTTCGCCGCCAGCAAAATATAATTGATACATGTGAGGAATTTGATCCATTAAATCTGCCCAAAAGCGAGGATTGTTTTTATGCCAATTATAACTTGCTCCGTCATTGCGTCCTTTATTATGCCACTGACTAGTGTTAGCAAGTTTTTCGTTTTGAATTTTAGGGTTAATAGCTTTCCAGTCTTTGATCCATCCTGTACTATCATGTGGTGAACACATTACGCAAGCAAGTTGACACTTACTACCTAAACGTAAATCAATATACCTAATCTTAGGAGGTATGCTTCCATCTTCTTTTGTTTCAGCAACTAGTTCATCTATATTAAATCTATTACCCCAGTATTCAGTTTCCCAGTTACGTTTACTTAGATGGCCTTGTTCTTCTTCTTTGTAACACTTAAGACAACTAGCAGGTTTTTCGCCGCGCAGCATCATCTTACGAACATTACGCATATAACCACTATTCCATGCTTCTTCCAACGTAGTATGATTAAAGTTAGCCGGAACGCCGTCATCATTTTTTACTACGCCAACTTCTCCGCCGCCTATCTTTTTATTCGAATCTGGATCTTGTACACTGCTTGCATTTGATGTACAGCATGTTCTCATTTTGCCGTCTGGGCGACTGCTTAAATGCATCCACGGTAATGCACAAAAAGTTTCTGAAGGTAATGTTTTATTGCTCATATTGTATTTATAATGTATGTAGTTTACTCAAAAATTTCTACCTTGTGTAAATTATCACGCAACACTCCACAGGTTTTCTTGCATTTTTTTAAAGGTTGACTACTCCATTTTTCCTCTACTGTTTCAAAAAATAAACTTTCTGTTGCTTGCGAAAGTTTTATATCATTAATATTTGGTATTCCTATTTGTTCTTGTAATTCTAAAATTTGTTTATTTAAAGAACGATCTGTGTTGTAATGATATGCTGTATTACAACAAGGATACACTCTACCGTCTGCAGCTATATATACACTACTTTCTTTCTTTGCATAACAGGCAATCTTTCCTGTCCATTCTTTTGTAGTTTGTATGCGATTAGGATTCTTTGCTGTGAATCCGTCCTCTTCAACTTTTGCTTCGTACAGCCTGTATATCTCTTGATTATTTTTATTAACAACAGGCAAGTAATCTTTTTCAAACCTATTTGTTTTAATCTTTTCAAACTTTTTAAATCCTAGCTTTTTTGCAAGCTCTGCTGCTTCTTCAACTTGATGCTTGTTATGTTCAAATATAATATACTTCCAAGTAGCACTGCCGCCAGCATCTATATATGCTTGTGCATTTTCTATAAGTTTATCCCACTTTACATGCCTGCGATAGAGATGATTTGTGTCTGCGAGTCCATCTATACCAAATACTACATGCATCTTATCACCTGCTGTTTCTGCAAGAGAACGCCAATAGTCAGGCTTCCTGGCACCACCATTAGTCATCATTAAGATAGGCTTGTTGTATTGTTGTATCCATCTTTCTAAAACAAGATGCAGATCAGGATGTACACACGGGTCACCGTAGTTACCACATAACGTAAGTTTGTTTGCAGGTAAGTCTATATTGTCAAACCAGTTTACATCAAAGTCTGTTTTAATTAAATTAGGATGATCTACGTCACCATTTAAGTTTCTCATACACATTGGACATGCAGCATTACACTTAGTCGTTAGTTCTATATGTATGTGACTTAAAGGCAACGAATAAAACATTATGCGAACCATTCCTCCGGTAAAATATTAAGCATTTGTTCATAAGTCAAATCAAAGGTTACACTGAGCAATATTCTAGGACGATCACTGTTATTGGCAAATCCATGAGGTGTTTTTGTGCTAAACAACACAGGCTTCTCTAAGTTATAATAATCAAACTTACCTTCTTGTTCTCTAAAAAATCCTGTAGGACCGTGTGTCTTTACTTTATGACCGTGAGCAGATTCGTCTTTATCTAACCATGTTTTACGCTCATAGTGTTTTAGCAAGTGCGTTTTACCTGTCATAAAGTAGCTGTTGTCATGATCCATATCAATTGGTATGTTCATTGCACTCCAACGACCCCTATCTAAGTGAGGGCCGTTTTCTGTATGCGGTGGATTACTATAATATTCTAGTGTGCGGGTTTCTTCCGGAAATTTTTCAAATATAGGATGACTACTTCTTAAATGATGATGCCACATAGCGCCAGGACTAGCTTCTATTTCGTTTTGCCAATTACCTTCAGCCCAAATAGACTTTAGTTCGTCTAATAAATCTTGTGGAAAGTTTTCCAATATTGTAAATGTCATTTTTACTCCTTAAATTGTGCGGCAAAAGGATCAAACTCTACTCCGCATTTCATACTGCAAACTTTTAGTTTGCCATTATTACATCCTTGTATATTCCAGCTATCTTGTATCTTATTGAAAATGCCATTTGCAAAAACATGTTCTAGTCCTTGCTTTGCACTTATAGATTCTTTGTCACCTATAAAATCCCATATCTGTTCTACTTTATGATCTTTATGCCACCATTTATACATACGCCCAGCAGTCCAACAACATGGCAACGCTAATCCTTCTGCTGTAATATATATTTCGCCCTTGTCTTTTACTTTACAGTTGATAGGTACTGCGTCATAATAAGCATCCATACTACCGTATTTTTTGATTAATAGTTCTTGTTTGCTTAACTCTTTATTTTGGTATTTTTTATCTGGTTTTTTAAGTTCTGCCGATTTATTACCTTTACGATCAACTGCTTGATGCGAATCTTTTTTTTCGCTACTAGCATTTATAAATCTTCCAGTCTTTTTAGCAACAAATTTTTCAAATCCTATTTTTTTTGCAATACGTTCAGCAGTTTCAACTTGATGCTGATTGTGTTCAAATATAAGAAAATCCCAACGTGCTCTACCACCTGCGTTTATAAATGCTTTTGCATTACGTTCTACATTATCCCATACAACACCTTGACGGTAAATGTGGTTAGTATCTTTTAAACCATCTACACTGAAAATAACTGCACCCATTCTGCCAAAAACGTTAGCTAACTCTTGCCACCATTGAACATTTTTTGCTCCTGCATTTGTATTCATACTCAACCATATGTTTGGATTATGTTCTCTAAAGTATTTGAAAATTTCAAGTGTATCTCGTGCAACAATAGGATCACCTAAGTTACCACACATATACATTGTTTTTAATTGCTTTATTAACTTAGGTGAAAATATATTTTTACAGTCTTCAAGTGTAAGCTCACTAAGATCGATATGTGGATTTATTCCTTCACCGTTCATGTTGCGATCACACATAGGACAACTTGCCTGGCAGTTTTGTGTTACTTCCAGATGTATAGTTTTAATATCATCTATATTATACATCAATACGTTCCTTGGGTATGCGTATGTCTGGAACACAAGAACAGAATTCTGTATCACAAATTAATGGTTCAATCTTTCGATCTAGCTTTCCATTTGCTACATTTCCTAGTAGATTTCGTTTTGCTGTACTACATTGCGCCCCATACACATTTCCATCATGCCATACAACTAGCCGATGTTTTCCTGCATGACAGCGCCATCCTTGAAATTTGTGCTGATTGTTTGCTATCATATCATTCATGTGAAACACATTATAATCTTTGCCATCTATTACAATATTAACAGCCGTTGTGCGTTTTCTCGTTTTGAGTATGGGAGCATCTAGGTTGTAGTCAAAGTCACGTATCCAATTAATTGTGTCTTGGTCGTAACTTTGTGCTTCGTTAAGACCACGTGTTTTTACCTCGTTTACGTATCTGCGTGTCACTGGTTTAATTACAACTTTACAATACAGTTTTGCATCTGCAATTACTTGGGCAAATTGTCTACCTTTTTGTACTAGATTTTCATCTAACATAATAAGCACTGTTACTCTACAATGCGGGCCAATTATTCTTATAACTTCTTTAATATGATTTACATCTGCAAATTCAAGATGAACACTAATTGCAATTTGATCCATTTCAGTAGTGTCTATAAACTTTTGCCACCAACGTAATGTCCTACTACCGTTTGTAACTATAGCTTTTTTGTAACTAGGATCTAACCTATTAAAAAATTCACTTAGTTTTGGCCATATAGTTGGCTCACCGCCACTAAGTGTTAACATTTTAGCATTAGGGTTAACATCTGTGTGTATATACTGCCAAAAGTCTAAACTTTTTTGTAAATCAGGCCAGCCTGAAGAGCCCCCGTATAGTTTTGGGTCGCAATAGTTACAAGTATAGTTACACACATTACTTATTACCCATTCAGCATGCATACTATCTGGTCTGTCGTTAGTCAAATGTTTCATTTAATACCAACTTTACTTCTTTTCCTGGGCCAACTTTGCTTGGCAAGTCACCATATTGCTCTACATACCAATCAATTACAGCCTTATACCAATTTTGACTATTATGGTGTGCTAGTTTATTAAACTGATAAATGTTATTATTGGTTGCTTGCATAGTACTTAGTGCTCTAGCACTTTCTTGCTGTAACCTTCTGACTGATAAATTATTTAATTCCAATTAACATAAACCTCTTGTATTTGGGCAACTTTAATTCGCCGCTATATAAAATATTTTGCATAGGTGCCTTTACTGCAAACTCTTCAATACTACTTACACAATTAACATGTTCTTTTACTTCAAAAAAGTTATTGCTTTGTAGTATGACTAATTTACCGTCTGGTATTAGATCATACCATTTTGAAAAGTTTTCAATATGCTCACAACTTGTATTGATAATTGTATCTGGCGTATCTGTAATTGGGTAACTCATTCTATTATTAGCGTTACTCCAAAATTGCCAAGTATGTTCGTTGTAATTAATATCCATAATATCTTGTGTTAAAGACTTAAACTGCCATTCATTTTTGAACCAGGGCTTGTTAAATACTTCTGCAATGTCTACACAAGTATCGTCAATATCGAAAGATCTAACTTTATCTATGTTAATGTTACTCTCAAATAACATTGTAGCAAGTGTAGCATACCAACCTGCGCACAAAAATACAGTTCCTAAATCAACTTTAGTTTTTTGTAGTTCTTCTACTAACCATAGTTTGCTTTCTAATTGACCACGACTAAAACAGTCATCCCATATTTTTGTGTCGTTAACAAAAAAATTTTTAAATGCTGCAACAAATTGTGTGTCAATATATCTATCAAGTATAGGCCAAAGTTTCCATGTATTATCTTCTAATACAAGTTTTCGTAAATCTTCGTCGTCAACTAACCTAAAAATACTGTGTAAGTTTTCTTCTGTTACTGCACTACGAATATCATCATTGCCTTGTATTAATCTAAATAAACTATGCAAATTTTGTTCAACTACGGCCTTTCTTAAATCTTCAATATTGCCAGTAACATTAGATTCTATTAATCTAAAAATACTATGTAAGTTTTGTTCAACTACTGCCTTACGTAATTCTTCATCAGCATCAGTTAATCTAAAAATACTATGCATATTTTTTTCAACTACTGCTTTACGTAATTCTTCATCACCATCAGTTAATCTAAACAAACTGCTCAAATCATTATCAATATAAAGCCTACGCAGATCAGATAGATTGCTGTTGTCAGCATACAATAATTCTAGTCTATCTAATAATTCAAACGTCTGCATCAAATTGTTCCTTTAGCCATTTGTAATTATTTATTAACCCCAGATCAACGCCATTAGAAAGCCCGTACTTCCTGCCAGCAATAGCACCTTTAATAGCATATTCGCCGAAGGGAGCATCTCCTCCCACTGTTGTCCAAATTCGTAATCTTTCATTTGTCTCATCCTCATTTTGTCTGTCAATAATTTTGCTTGCTAGTTTTGTACACTCTCTAAATGCACTACGCCAAGTACTAAATTCGTCAACGTTAAATGCTGTAGTATTGCTAACATCGTTCATAAGCACAAAGTTTTTACTAATACTAGTAGTCATATCTGGTTTGTTTACATCAACATTAATTGTTGCTTGTCTTGGAAATAGTTTTATTCCTCCATATCCATATATTAATCCATTTATAGGATTTTTACTTCTCCATACATGGACAGCATCTCTATAATTTGTTGGCGGAATATAACTAAAATTAAAATCATCTACAATATGTGCATCAGCATCAACGATATAAAACATTGGAGTAGATGCAAGTTTTGCAGCTTCGATATGTGCTTGGTGAATTCCTTTTACACCGTGTGTACGTTTTGCAAAAGGATATTTTTCTAATAAATTATTCCAATTATGATCTGCTTCCTTTTCGTTATAACTTATAAAAGCAATATCGTATCTAACATTACAAGCTATTTTATTATATGCATCATTAAAACTAGTCATTTCTTTTCTCGCAAACTTTTACAAAATTATTATATTCTGTAAATACTTCAGCAAAGTTTTTTCCTCTACGTTTATCGTATTCTTTTATAAACTGTAGGAATTGTAATCTTTCTTTTGATACGTCAATATCTTTTTTAAATCTAGCAACACAGTCTTCGTATATACGATTTAATTTTATATATTCATATTCGCTAAAGTTTTCTTTTTTACTAATCATATATTGTATACTAGGCTTTAGGTATTTGTCAATCGTTATTTTGTCTGCAATTTTAATATCTAAAAACTCAGGATGCCTTACATACGCAAAGTCTGCAACAATTCTATCTACATTACCTTTTTTTAGTTTTGATACAAATCTTAAATATGTTGTTAACGACGGTAAACCTAACATATTAACAGCACTCATCAACATTAGTTCTGATGTATTTGTATTATCGAGAAAGTATCTTAAGTTTTTAGAAAATAACTCCCAATCCATACCATCTCTACTATATTCTGCATGTTCACCAAAACTTTCAGCACTTGAATACAATGAAAAATATTTTACTGATTTATTTTCTTCTAACTGTTTGATCTTTTTTACAAACGTTTCCCATAAGTCGCCCGGTGGACATGCATTTGTGTTTATTGCAAAATGCAAGTGCGGTTGTGGGTTTGCTAATAGATAATCAATTACTTTAAATGTGTGCTTACTTAGTAAAGGTTCTCCTCCTGTTATACGAAAGGTATACATATGTTTAGCAGCTTCAGGAAACCATTTCCAAAATGCTTCAATATACGGATTGTCTTCTCTATTAGGATACGAAACTTCTGATTGTTTTATACCATTGTAATGTGTTTGGTATAGTTTGTACGGGCCTTTTGCTTTGACTTCTTCAGTCCACTTGCTACTAAACGCAGGTCCACAATATGAACATTTAAAATTACATACATTACTAAAACTAACTTCAACATATCTAGGATAAATGTCATCCATTGGATCACTGTTGAAAATTAGTTCTTTATCTACTTGACTCCAGTTTGCAGCACTTTTCCAAACTCTATCACTGTACTCTTGTGTGTTATCTTCTATGCGCCAACAGTAGTCGCACTCTTTAGGACGCTTGCCTTCACGCATTTCTTTTCTGCGCATTTTCTTTTCAATCGT